TAACTCCCATATATTGTCTTGATGACTTAGCTAGTGACATAACCAACACTCCTGTTGTTGTAAAGTATTTTCTTTACATTAACAGGATGTGGCTTATATGTGTAAAGAAATTATTTTAAATTGACTTTGCACTCTGAAATATGATATAGTGGGATACTAAAAATATATGTATGGATTTAAACAGGAGTAAATTTTATGGGCTGTCTTTTACCAAATTTAATTACGCTAGGTGTGGTATGGTGTGTGATATATTCATACTTTTGGGTAAAGAAGGAATGTGGAAGACTTTAATCTTCTTCTTCGCCTTCTCTATACATTTGAAGTTCACGAACGCCTTGTTTCATAAACTCTTCCATGCTTCCAAAGTCTTCAATGATTTGACTTTCTAATATAGAGAAGTCTTTTGCCATATTTGAGAATGATCCATTAGACGCATTCTTGATTATGTTTCTGTAAACAGTTCTTGATGCAGGTCTAGTGAGAATATAGCCACGAACATAATCTGTGAAAGGCTTCACTGATACGGCTGCTATTCCCGCTTTAGGAGCTGTTGCAAGAAGAAATCCTGCTAAAGGTCCCCATTCTCCAATCTGGAATTTATGTTTAGCAGAGTTAGCAAATTGAGAAGTTGCTTTCTGAGCCTTTTGACCAAACTCAGCGATATCTCTCAGCTCTTTAACTCCCTGTTCGCCTATATCTCTACGTAATACAGCACCTTGTTTGGAATTCAAAACCTGATGGAGTTTTTTAGCACTATATTCACCATTTTGAAATGCCTTGTTTACCATTCCTTCTGTTCTGGCTAGTGAAGAATTCTGTGCAAAAATCTTATTAGCTGCCTTATTTGCATTTGTTATTTCAGCACCGGCTTCTTTTTCTATCGTATTGCGGATAGATCCATTAAGAAAAGCATAAGCATTCTTAACTTCATCTTCTACCCCACTGAACTCAGCTTTCTTATAAATGCTCTTAACATTCGAGTTGTAGTTTTGGGTCTGTGTAATTAACTGTTCTGCATTGGCTTTTGATTTACCAAGAACCTTTTTCTCTTTCTCCAAGATTCTAATAGCAGCTTGTTGTGCATCACTTGGTGAAGGTGCTAGGCTTTTGATACGGGCAATTTCTCTATCAATATCAGAGACAATTTCCTTAGTATTAATCGGATTTGGTTTAGATTTCGCTAAAGCCTTTGCTTGATCATAAGCTTCGGTTTCCAGTACCTCTAAATCCTTTCCTTGGCTACGAAGTTTAGATAAAGGGATTTTATCTTCGATAACTTTTTGAATAGCTTCTTCGGTAGTCATGCCAAGATCTTTCTCGAAGGCTGCTTTTCTTCCCGGAGTGATTCGAGCAACGGGAGATATTTCATCTTTTAACATTGTTTCGATGAGAGGAAGGCCATGCTTGTCGGCAATATCTACAATTCTTTTAGCTTCTGGAGATAGTTTTCTAGCCTGTTTTTCTATCGTTGCTATACCACCAGTCACATCCCCTGCTAACTCAGAAACAATCTCGGGAGCCCCAGCTTCTCTAAGAGCGGCTGTTGTCCCTGCACCAACTACTCCAGCTTTTATTGCTTTACCCCAACCTTTCCCACGTGTAAGTCCACCAAGAAAGAAAAGTTTATTAAAAAACTTTCCAGTCTTTGTTTTTGGTTCTTCGATATTGGTTCCAAATTGTTCATCAAGAGTTCTTTCTAAAAGTGCTTGAGTAGGTAGAAATTGTCCTTGTTCCATAACAGTCTTAACATATTTATCTCTGTCAAATTCTTTTCCAGCTCTTGCGAAGGCATCTTCTAAATCATCAATATCAGTTAGTCCTTCCCCTATCATCATCACTTTCAAAACATCTAAAGGCCAAGTATAAGCTTGACTCAAACCTGCTATTGATTGAATTCCTGCTTCTTTAGCTGCATCCCACCAAGAAGCCTCTTCAGCTTCAGGAGAATCAGCATACTCAGCCATGTTGATGGTTCCTTCCTCATCCTCGGCATTAGACTCTTCCTGCTGCTGTTGACTATACTGTGCCATATCAATGCCTTCATCTTCTTCTTCGAATGGCGTAGCTTGCATTGGTGTCATTAGAAGTCTCTCCATTTTTTCTCTTTCTTGAGATATTCAACACGATCTTTTGGTACAGCTCGATATTCACCTTTAGGATTCTGCATTAGCACAGTATTTCTGAACTTCTCAGGATTTTCAGCAGCTAAGTTAATATATTCAGAAGCTTCAACCAAACCATTGATTTTACCTAAAAAATCTTGTTCTCTACTCGCAACTAATCTATCAGCTTCTTGTACGACTTGATTATAGTTGGCATTACGTCCATACTTTTTTAAACCTTCATTTAGGGTATTATTATGGATCGCTTCAAGATCATTAACATATTTCATTTGCTTAAGGATCAATCTACGTCCTTGCTCACTGTTTAAGAGAGAAGGCAATTGAGCCATAAAAGATGAAACGTCGAAGTTTGTGACTCTTGCTCCAAAGAAGTCTTTAGCCCCTTTAAGCCACTGTTTCAAGTTTTTTACATAAAGTTGAGTCTCTGGATTTACTATTCCAGCTAGTTGTGCTGTGGGACGTATATCTCCAGTCTCTGGATTAATAATGGCTTTTCCAAAACCGGAAGGAAGCTTCCCAGCATCATTAACCTTAGTCATACTATTGATCAGAATATCATTCTGAGCATATGCTTTCTTCTTAGTCTGTGTTTCTTTTAATTCTTTATTATTTTCTTTCTCATTATTATTTTCCCATTTAACTTTCTCGGCAGGCGTTAAGTTTTTAGGAATAATAGCTGGACCCCATTCATCTGTGGGAACTGGAGCCTCTGATTTAACATCTGCTTTCTCTTTAGGAGTTTCAGGTTCATTAACGAAGACAGGCTTTTCTTCTGTTGGTGCAACTTCAGCATTTCCACCTTGAGGAGTTTGTTTGCTTTTGTCAACACCGGCTGGAACTTCGACCATTGGCTTACGAAATCTTCGTGCAACTAGTTCTGCATGCTCTCTTTCAAGAGTTTGTTTAACCCCTGGAGGAGCATCTAGATAAACATCAGCAGCATATTCAGGCCATCCAGCTTTAAGAAGATTCTCTTTCTGCCTTGTTTTCTCTTCTTGCGTTAAGATCCCTTTATTGACTTTTCCGTTCAGTGCTTTGTCTTTGTCAATGATCAATTTCTTCATTTCATTTAGAGACTTTTGCGTCTCTAAACGTTTGGAAGGAGAAATATTGCTAATTTCTAATCCAAGTTGTAGATCTTCCCAAGCATTAGCGTCTTCACGATTATTCTTATATTCATCCAGAAGCTTTCCAATCTCAACACGATCAGCTTCGTCTTTGTAGCTTTTACCTAGCTTAGAAAAAAAGTTCTCCACACCAGTAGGCTCAGGCTTATTTTCTGTGGTGTCAACGACTTGTACTTGTGGCATTCTTTACCTATTATTTAAAGTAGTTCCGTGCTTGATCCATCATCTCAGGGGTGATTGAATTCAATACCTGGTTGATATCAAAGCCTCCGCCTCTGTTTGATCTATCATAAGCAAATGTCGATCTGTTCTGATAATTCTCTACAGCATTTCTTCGGGCATTTCTTGAGTCAGATTGTTCGTTATAGAGAAATTTAGCTCTTTCTCCCATGAGTTTTTCTTGCACATCTCTAGTCAATTTCCCAATTGCATCTCCTGCATAGGAGCTATTCATCAGTCCATCTTTTCTAAAGGAACCTGTCAAAGCAGGAATCGACCTTTCATTGAGATCTCTATAAGCCATTCTTCCTTGGTTTTGATCGAAAACAGCATTGGCTGCTTCAGGATCATAATCATAAAGATCGGCTAATGGACCTTCACCATGAATACCAGCATATTGTTCTTCATTCAAACCTTGTTGTCTTTTGTCTAAGGAAGAAACTTTTTTTCTTTTTTTCTTTTTTCCACCAAATAGACCTGTGACTCCACCAAGCAATCCACCGATTCCAGCTCCAATTGGTCCAAAAGCAGAACCTGCTGAAGCTCCGCTAATTGCTCCCGTTGCTCCACCTGTCCAGTCTGCCATTTTGTCCTACCTTTGTTATGTTATTATTGTCCATACAACTATTTCAGGAGTTGTCCTGGAAGTCATTATCCATGCTTCATCTGTATCCGTTCTTATAGCTAAGTCACCAATAGAAAAGTATGTATTTCTTTGATCATTTGCTGCTGGATCTGCTCCTGTGAGGATGTTTTTCTTTGTCAGCAATGTCAAAGCATTCGCAATATCTGTATACATCTCATCGAGCTCACGAGCGAGTTGAGGCAGTTGCCTAGATACTTCTGTTCCGAAGTTCTTCTTGAGAGGAAGAGTCGAACTCATATTAGCCTTCCTGTTGGTTGGAATCCAGGCATCATGGCATGAACTTGTATCTTGGCGCCTGCCTGATTATTTCTCATTCTGAACTGTAAGAATTTAGCGGTTTGGTTAATCCAAATCTTGACCCATTTTTTAGAGCCTATCTCGCCTTCAAGATTCGAACAGTCGATTCGATATTGAAAAGTAGGAACACTATCGACATCAGTGTCATTAGTAATCACATCAATATCTAAAAATGCTGGTACTGGATTGTCATTTCCATCTGTCAATAGTGTTTCGGACACAGTCACATAGAAATAAATCCATCCACATCTTAATTTTTTATCCATCTCCACATAAGGATTTAACTTTTTAGTCAATACTTCCAATGGAATTGTTTTAGAAGCTATTCCTCCACTGGTATATGCGGAAAATCCAATAGTTTCTATATCTAGATCAAAAACATTCCAATCTGTTTGTATTTCTTTTATAGGAGCTTGCTTATGGTTTACCTCAACCATGCCGACAATTCCCTCTAAAACGATATAATCTCCCAACTCATAATTATTCCAGTCAGTAGTTACTCTAAGTGTGTTAGAATTTATAACAGTTATATTTCTAATTTTCTGTGGATTATCTTCAGATTGAGTGTCATTAAGTTTCCATACTTCTCCTTTATGACCTCCTCCAATAGATAGTGGAGCGCCTTTAGAGAAAGGAAAAGAGTTCCAATTGCCATAAGTTCCGGCTAAAGCATCCCAAGAAGGATATCCATTAGAAGTTGTAAGGTCGGACCATAAGATAGCAATGGCATTTTGGAAGTTTCCCATACAGGAAAGTGGTATCCGGTAGATTGCATAGTTATCCTCTTCAAAGTTTATGACTAAGATTCTGTCAGATTCTCCATTAGTTAGAAGATCTGGTCTGATAGTTCCCTGTGAAGGGTAAATCATGTATACATCTCTTTCTTCATCTAAGAATCCAGAAAAACAACGTAAGAATTGATCTGATTTAATTTCATTGAAGGTGAAATCAGGGATATTGTTATCCATTCTATCAACTTGATAACCATCTGATATAATTAGACCTCTTGGGCTAGCTGCAAGAGTTCTATTCAGATAAGACACCACTGAGAAAGCTGCTGCTGAACCACGACTACCATCTATTTTCTCTAAAACAAATGGAGTCACATCGTTCCCAGTATATTTCAACATCCAGGTAGCTGCTTCTGTAAAAAAAAGCACGTCATCTCTATTGAATGCCGCCCCGAAGAACCAGGTGTTATCGGGAATATCAATGAACCCAGCTCCTGTGGCTGTAGTATTGTCAAAGTTATCGGAGTTAATACCTGTCCCTGAAATTCTTATACGCCTAGGAAATAGAGTACCAGATTCAATTGTTTGAAAAAGAATCAACCTATCTTTTACCTCAAAAATTTGCCTTGCATTTAAGCTTATAACACCGATAGGAAAAGTAGGAGCATAAGCAGAAACAATAGTCCCATCATATTGTTGTATGACATCTCCAACAACGCCATTAGAAAATAATAGCCTAGGAGCGCTAGCAGCATCTGCATAGTTTACCCATGACCAAAAGTCTGTTGCTGTACCGTTGTAAGCCACAGCCGAACTAATATCATCAAGTCTATCAGTAGAGGGATTATATCGATTCACATAAGTTGTATCAGCTAGAATCATTTGTCGAACATTATTTGTTGGATAAAAGCTCATCACTCCCATTACAGGAAGTCCTTGATGATAACTATAAGTCAGTAAAACTGTAGAAGCAGCAATAGGGGAGGCCGTGAAAGTTACTGAGACAGCACCCGTAGTGTAGTTTATTGTTCCAGTTCCAGAGCCTGTAAAGGTTCCTGAACCATTATCAGTTAAAACTTGTGCAGGATTATTACCTGTTATAACAACTCTTCCTCTAGATACAGGGGTTGTTAATGTCCATGTATAAGTTTGATTCACTCCATTAATGGCCCCAGTTGCAGGAGCTACATTTGTTACCTGATGAACCATACGACTTTCGGTATATGTCGATTTCAATCCATTAGCAAATCCGCTATAACCATCTCTTTTTCTGGTTACTCCCCTATAGACATACCCATCTAAAAGATCGACAAAAGCATCGTTAGGAAGAAGCCATGGTTGTACTTCTCTATCTAATCCAGTGGCATATTGTGCTATCAAATACGATTGATAATTCATATTATGTCACACTAAATACGGTTACGTTAACTATAAAAAGGTCTTGAATTCCTCCAGAATTATTAAATCCATTAACTCTGACAAAACCTGTATCTACGGAAGACGTATAGGTGGCATTACCCTCAATGCATGTTGTGGCTAGGTTTCCAGAACTATTCCGCATTCCAGTGACCTGAACTATGTAGTTAGTATCAGGCATTGGAGTGGAAAAGTTTACCTTGTATCTACCTGTGGAAACATAATCGACAGATGAAACATTGTATTGACTTCTGATTGTTGTAGATCCTATACCATTAAAGTTTACGGCCGCTCTTATAGGCATAGAAGGAGTTATCTGATAATCTGCTCCTGTGTCATCCATATAAAAAGCATGAATTATTCCAGAGGAAGATTTAGCATAAAGCCTTCCAGTAGCTGCAAGAACTCCTGAAGGAGCTTGCTGAGTTAGATGAACGATATTATGGTAACCATCATCTGCGGTAGCAGATAAATTGAATTGATGATCAGCACCAATGATCGTTTGCAATCTTGCCATATTTGTTTGGTTCTGTGTGGGAAAGATTGAGGGTGAATCGCTATTTAAGGGTACTGCTGCATTAAACATTGTCTCTCCTAAAAATCTGGGGCTGTTCTTTGTGAAGAAAGTTGATTCCAAGTTTTAGCCAATACCTGTGCTCTATATCGTCTATAAACTTGAAAAACTTCGTTATATTTATCCATCTCTCCATAGTCGCTAAGAATGTCTAGAGAAGCTCCATAAGCAAAATAACGTGTTAGATAAGCTTCTGGGACATTAGCGAGAATTGATCCTTCATTGGAATTTGTTCCTCCAGCAAAAGAGTAATCAATTTTATAAGCAGAAATTCTGATGTTATATTCCTGATCTGGTGGTCCTCTAAATGTCAATTCATTGTTGTAATACAAAACATCTGTTGGCATTTGAGGTGTGAAAACTTGTTGCCAAGGCCATCTTGAATAGAACTGTTTAGGATTCTCATACCAAAACAAAGCAAAGGAGGTTAAGGCTCCCGTTGTATAACCGACATAAGCTGGAGCATTGATTGTGCTGAATCCAAGAACATCCAAGTCAACAGGAAGAGGATTAACGGTTAATTCGTTAATGCTAAAATCCCACCAAGTTTGGTTTTCAAAAATCCTAACTTCTGTTGGGTGTTCTTGCTGCACAAATGCATTCAGATAATCAAACATGATGGCATCAGTAAAAGCAGGGTCGTTTTTATCGACCCTACCAGTGACGTTTCTCATGATCTGAATAACACTAGCTCCAGACTGAGGTAATACGGGACCTGTTGTCATAATCTATCCCTATACGTATTCAAGCACGTTGCATGAAAATCTTGGTGTTTCACCAACTTGCTTAGTTTCTGTATGCGTAACATTTCCATGCTCAGTCTTTACTTCTGCGAATTCTGGTGTAGCCAAACGGTTTAAGAAGTTAATAACTGGCAAAGGAAGCATGTATGTTCCACCAGACTTAAGTTGTCCTGTCCAATCAATTTCTTTATTTCTAACTCGAACTTTTAGAACATTTTCATGCTGTTGAAATCGATGGAATTTTGTTTTATAAAGTTTGTAGAAAGATTCATCAGGAATCTTGACTTTCATCTTATTGCGTTCATGAAGGCAAAGACGATTATGCTTGCGTACATGCGCATTGTAGACTTCAAAATCTTCTAATTTTTCAAATTTGAAAGTATCAAAATCAAAAGCTTCGGATTTTTCTCTTCCTGGTACTTCTCTTCCCTGGAGCATAGCTTGCTCGATAACTTCTGCATCTCTATCTTTTTGTGTTCTTTTGCTCATATTTCCTCTGGTTAAAAAGGGGTGGGGACGTTTAATCCCCACCCGTTGGTTTAAGTTATATCGCCTAGGTTAAAGTAAGCGTTGAACTTGGTTGCTTGGAAGTAGATAACATCGTTATCAGCTCCCATAACCGCAGAACCTAACAGAAGTCTGTAGGTAATTGGGTTATCGATTACGTTGAAGTTCTCACCCATTCTAGTGATCTGACCACCAGAAGCGCTGTAAGTAGATACTACAGTGATAGGAACTCCATACACGTCATACAAACCGAATGTGGTAGATGAAAGAACATCTACCATATAAGTGTTGTTATTAAGTTCTTGGCCGATATTGCCTAGAAGCTTAGTAATTACAACACGATCTCCATCAACAAGCCCGTGAGCCGTAGATGTAGTGACAACGCCAGGAGTCGCTGTGGTGATTCCTGAAATTGTTCTATGTTGGTTAGTGAATCCACCAGGAAGAGTATCAATTGTGACGCCATTAGTTGTTTCCAACGTAGATGTCAATGTGGTAGTTCCACGAGCTACTATTAGAGCATCACCATCAGGCATATCTCTAAACCAAACACCAGAAAGGTTGTTTGTGTTCGTTCCAAACTTTGTGTAGTTGTACCACTCAAATTTGTCTGGTTCCCAAGGCAAAATTAAGTTATAGGCAACTCCAGCAGATTGTAAGTATCCGCCATAAGTATTAGTCACCTGGCCTAATTCCCTAGTTCCAGTATAGACATTTGCGGCTGTGCCGATTGGTGCAGTCATATTATCCTCCTTAACCTTTTGTGCTTCTGAGATTTACACACCAGCTATCATCGAGGATGACGCTACCAAGACGACCCTTCCAACCCATTGTTTGGCGCTGGTTCAAGGGGTCTTGACCGGCTCCAAGAGGCTTTATGATCATCTCCATCGACTGATCGTCGATCATGATTCGTCCGTAAGCGTTAGCAGCGAACAACATGTTTGAGTAAACAGGTGGTGAGACAGTGACGTCTTTATAGCCTTCTGAAGTCATCACGAGACGAACTTCGTCGCATGAGCCTAGCTCAGCTTCAAGAACAGATTGTTGACGTGGGTAGTCAGCAGTTGCTAAGAAGTTGGCAAGGTTTTTGAAATCAGTTCTAAGATCGGTGGAAATAACCATCCAATAGGCTGCCCAGACTGGAGCAGTACCGAAGGCGTTAGTACCTTCTTGGTTGGGTGAAAGTTTCTTACCGTTATTTTCCGTAACATAGTCCACAGCTAGCTCTAGGTCAGTTGTGGTGACCTCTGTTATCGCATTTCCATTGACTCCGTTTAGGCAGTCGATCTGCGCCGAAGTTGCGATGAGCATATTACGAACGATTTTGTCATAGGTACTTGCCATGTTCTGAGCAAGCATGTCTGCAACTTCATTCGCTGTCTGATCTTGGACAGTGATAATTACATCGTCACTAAGTTCAACGACTTTACCGTACTGTTGGGCAGTAGAAGTGATGTCAAACTTGGTAACTTGTTCAGCATTCGGAGTAACGCCCTCTGTAAGAGGTGTCAGTGCGTCTGCTAGGTTATCAAATCTACGGAAGATAGCGTTTTTACTATTCTTCTGTGGGATTCGTCTCTCTTGAGCGAAATAGCCATAAACATAGTATGGCTGATGACGATCAAGGAGGATATTGTCGAAGAACAAGTTAACTTCTGGGTCGACTTGTACTGTCGTTGTGGTTCCTGCGGCCATTTTTTTCTCCTAGTCAAAAAATGTTTTGACAAGAGCGGCAAAAATTTTTTATGCCTCGCCTCGGAGCACCTTCTGTCGATATTCCCTAAACTCTTTCTTCCCCTGGATGCTTTTGAGATATTCGGTACCGCTAGGCTGCGCAGATTTCCCGACTTCCACCGGTGATCTAGGCTTATTAGCGTTATCTACAATCCTCTGAGCATCTGCGACTGCTGCTTTAGATTTAGGCTTTTCAGCTACTAAATGCATGTAGTCATCAACGATTTCGTTGGCACGGGCCAAGCGGTTTACGGCATTCTCTAATGTCGCTGCTAACCAAGGCTTCTTGTCCAAAATTGGTTTTAAAAACGTGTTTATCTTTTGAACTGCCTCAGGATTCATATCTTGGTAGACCTGCTCAAGAATCTCTCTCTTAGTGAGAGCTTTCTCTTCTCTGAAGGAAGACTTCGTAAGTAAAGCCTCTGGGTCTTCTTCTTCAATTTCTTCAGTAGGAACATTTTTCTTCGCTAGAAGATCTTCGTACACTTTGGTTCGAGTCTCAAATTCTTGGCGTTTCCGACGTTCTGCCTGTAGAGCAGCCAGTGGAACCATCTTGGGTTCTTCCTGTGCTGTATCCTGTTGGTCGACTTCGGCTTGCTCGGAGACAGCAGCTTTGTCTTCTTGTTCTTCGTTACTCATAAAACTCCCTATTTTCTACCGTTACCTCGGTAGGAGGATTGTTGAACCCGATGTGCCGCCGGTTACACGGATGGACTTCCCAAGAGTGGGAAAACTTAACAAGTCCCCTGGATGCATGATCCAGAGTAATGTTTTTACGCCTCGCTTATTGTCCACTTCATAGACGAAGCTTTCTCTGATGATTCCAGGTTTTTCTGCGCATGCCTGTAAGAACGGGCGTACGACATCTTTACCTTTCTTCTTCTCAATCTTCGCTTTGCCGAGTATCCAGTATTTATCTACGTGAGAGTTCTCATTGAGAATCTTTTCCATAAGCACGTTGAAGTGAGAGATGATACCTTCTCTAGTTTCAATATGCTGTTGTAGCTGGGTACTGGCAGGCGTGATTAGCATGGCTGACCTCTAAGAGATTCTTTCTTCTCTTGGACATCTTTAGCTGCCATAGCTTTCATTCTGTCAGAGTTACCATAGCCAGGACCGATATCGGAACCTTTCTTAGGAACACTCATTGGGTTGCTCTTGGTACTATAATTACCAAAAGCTGCTTTGCCTGCTGAACCTGATGGAGGGTTATAACCTGGGTTATTTTGGCCTCCATAAGTTTCCATACGAGGCATCATCTTGTTAGATGTAGATGTACCTTTAGACATATGTTTTCCTATTGTTTAAGGGCTTGTGCCCGTTTCATGTCGTTCTGCAACCCTGCTTCCGCCTGTTGCATTTCTTGCATCCGAATATCGGCTGCGAGCTTTAGAACCTCGGTCAATCTCTTGCGAGGTATATCTTCAATCTGTGCTATGGTCTTAGCGTTATCCAAGAATGCTTTAGCGTGATTTTGAACAACTTCAGATTCACGTTCTTTAGCTAGGCCAATATCGGAAAGGACTCTTGCTCTACGCTCTTCAGCAAGGGCGTTAGATTGGTTAACGGCAGCCATATCAAGAGCTTTCTGCATCTGAGCAGCTTCTTGTTCCATTTGTGCGGCTTGCTGAGCTTGTTCAGCCTGTTGACGCATAACTTCGTGTAGTTTTGTGTTTCCTTGCAGAGGAGCGACTTCGAGGATATCTGGCCAAGGAATCGGAGCACCAAGAGCAACGAGTTGAAGGAGTTGATAGTAATAAGCTTCTCTCTGAGTAGCGGTCTTCACTGCTTGTTTGATAGCACAATCATACTCTTCAAACTGACCTGACATGAATTCTTCGGTAGGCTCTTCACCAATGATTCTTGCTATTTTTCCTGGTGAATAATTCTTCTGGATGCATTCAATGACTAGTTTGCCGAGATATTTTCTTGATTGTTCGAGGTTATCAAAGATACCTCTGTTTCCCTTGAGGCCGTTAGAGGCTCTAACCTCTGCGAGTTTCCCTGACACTTGACTGTCACCAACAGAAGAAAGACCAAGCAGCTCATCAGAAGCACCAGGGATCTCCATGATGTTTTTATCGATGATATCTTGATATTGTAGATAGCCAGGAGGAATGTTAGGGGGAGAAATCTCCCTAATGTCCGCATTAACATCATAACCCTCATTCACGACGATTTGTTTACCTTGACCTGCTTGCATGAGCATATTTGGATCAAGGACAGCGCCATTCTTAGTGATGTATCCGGTATTGATGATTGATTCCATCAAGTCAATAATTTGGGAATGTCTTCTGTTATATTGTCTTTGTGCATCTCTAATAGATCGGACAATTCCTTGTATTTTTAACTCGAAGGTATCGATTAATGGTTCGTGATATAACAACACTGGAACGAAAGGATAATTATCTAACCCTGTAGGATCTGGACCGGAATAAAGCAATTGACCAGAGACGATGATGTTTAGCTCGATAGATCTCTTATGTGAGCTGATAAGTTCTAATCTTGGACCTAGACCTTGTTCACGTCTTCTAGCCGCTTCTTCTCTAAGCTGAGCTTTTAAGGCTTTCTCTTCATCCCTATCTCCATTCCATTCTTCAGTGACCCCAGTTTCCAAATCTACGAGGTACTTTTGTACCTTATTGATTCTCTTCCAATATTGGTCATAGGTGCATAGGTTTTTAGCGATGTAAGTGGAATTATACTGACGATAAATGCCAAGGTATTGATATTTGTTATCTCTAATCCCAGTCGGAAGATTATCAATGATCACTGGATCTATCCAAGGAAGCATAGCCTTGACTTGTTCTTTTGACATTAGATCTCTAGTAGAAGCTTGATCGCAGTCGCTTAGATCTCTCTTAGTGAAATAAGGATCAAGCATCAATGCATTGAAAGGTTTCCAATACATCTTAATGTCACCATTAACTTTATCTCGTGAGTAGTCTATGTAGATGCCGATGATGGCTAACCCAGTCTTAAGACTATGTTCGAATGCTTCTGAGATGATGTAATCAGCATTGGCTTTCTCATAGACGTAATACAAGACATCAGAGAACTGATCGGCAGTTTGGACATCAGAACCTTCTACTGGAGCACACACCGTGGAGGTTCTATTTTCTCTCTCATATCCAGAGTAAAGATTAACAACTCTTCGGATCTTGTTTAATTCCAAGATCATTCTGTTCTGTCTTTCTAACTTAGTTTTCTCTAGTTGAGTCCAGTTATCTCCAGCATAAGCTCTTAAATCTCTATAGGCAGCAGCGTAGTAAACACCCCATGTGCGATAAGCATCATAAAAAAACTGATTGAACTGAAACAACTTCTCGTTAGTTGATCCTGTAGTTACATATCCCTGCATTCAAATATTTCCTTGATAGTA